GACCATCCACGATATCAGCGAATGGGAGTTTGTACGATCCTCGTTCATTCGGCTTCGATTCGTCATAATAAAAAAAAGCCTTCTTGGCTTTTTTAGGATTGAAGTCGACACCACCGGCCCACTCGAATATGCGTTTCTTTGCTTCTGGTCCTGACCATGGATGAGATCGATCTGCAATAGGTAGATCTGCTGACCCTCCTACTGCTTTTTTATCAATGTACTCTAGCGATAATATGGAATCGGCTATTTCTTCGACGAGATCAATCCCACCCTTTGTTAAAAAAAAAGTGAATCATCACTCTTCGTTTCAAGATCGATATAACTTTTGCGACGGCGACGCATCATGTCATCATCATCATAGTCTCCATCACCATCCATACGAGCCATGATGTCCTTGACCATACGCTTTAACTTGCGATGCTCACGGCGTAATTTTTCATGATCCTCCCTCAAATCCTCATGATCATCGCGTAACTTTTGGTGATGACTGCGCATACGCTTCATGTCTTCTTCCATTCCGCCATACATATCCATGTTTTTTCCCTCGCTATCTTCAGTAGAGTATCTATGTGAATTTGATTTGAAACCTGTCACCAGTGCTTCAGGATTGGCTGAAAAGTGTTTAGTGATAAGAGAGCATTCTAAAAGGGTAACCTCCTCCAACAGGCGATTACCCTTGCTATTCACACTGTCTTTCTTCACCGTGTAGCCAATGCTCCAACAGTTGATATATTTCTTTTTGACCCCAGAAAAAGTTGTGCGCCCAAGCTCTGTGTCTAGATCGAGCTGGACGCGCAAATATAATCCTCGTTTATCTTCAAATATGTCAGTGGTTATTCCACATGCTTTGGAGGGATCATGCATATAAAGCACTGGGAAACTTTTGTATTCTTGGAGTGTCTTCGTGAATGCACCAGGGAGGATTATGTCCCCATAGCTGTCAATGTTTCCAAAAATAGCAACATAACCTTCTACGATGCCCTGTCCGTCCATTGCTTTGATTTGTAGGTGTTTATATTCCATCTCCGTCACGCCCACGCGTATACTACATATACTAGATCAGCCGTAGCGGTGACATTTATGTTGGTATCATCTTTTGTATAAACTATTAAATATTCTCCCGTTACCGGTGTTGTATTAGTGGGAATCACAAGAACGATAGATGGTATTACCCCTAGGCCATGGGGTATTTGTTGCTCTCCCCCTGTAGCCGTTTGATCAGTTGATAGAAATGTTCCTCCTGTGATGCGTCCTCCTGTTGCAATATCCATTGACTGACCGCCTTGCGGAAATGAAACAAGTGTATTTGCCATGTTAAAACCTCCTCCTTGAGAAAAATTGCTTTTCTTCATTCATGACATCCGTGTCCATGGGGTTCTCTTGCTCGTATGCGGCTTCAAGTGCTTCGTACCCAATGGCTTCACGAGCTTCATCCGTGGTAATGATTCCGGATTCTAGACCCTCAATGACACGCTTCCATATGATAGTGCGGTCCTCGTTCATAACCTCCACAGCTTCAAGGTCATATTGGAAGTACATATCTTTCGTATTAGGGAATAGCGGAAGAAGCCATTTGTTTAAGAAGTCATCGCGTATCTTATCGCACAGTGGGATGACTGTCTCCGTATAGAAAGAACGCTGGGCATCATTAAATGTGTTAAATGTCTTGTGATCACCATCGCCTACCAGGGAGGGATCGACGCCCAGTGTGAGAGCTATATTCTTGGATGATTCCTTCATGCCCTTCGTCCAATCCATCTCTTTGGGGGTCATTCCTACTTTGTCCCATTTTAGGCCCCCCTCCAAGAGCATTGGCCGTCCTGAGTTGTATGGACCCTGATACTTCTGGTTCATCTGCTCTTTCAAACGATAAATTTGCTCATCCCCAAGATTATTTTCCGTAGATAATATTCCCGTAGGTGATGCAGCATTACGGAGTAGATTCACATTCCACAGTAGAGCTTCATTGTTTTGGTCGATAGAAGTTGCAGCGGCTTGTAGAGGTGAGAGGCCATAAAAGTCATTAAGGGGATTAAAATTCTTCCCATGATGCAGTAGGTTATTATCCAGCTTGGAACGCGATGTCCCACACGCATACTCATAGATGGGTGTGAGGAAGTCGAATATGTCGCATGATCCGCCTATACCCTCCGTGGCGTTAAGTATTAATACTCTATCAGGGCGTAAGAAGTATAATTCTTTAGGAGCTCCATGATTAGGCCCCACGCGGTACACATATACATTTCCGGCAATGGTTAGATAGTAAACGTAGTGAGAGAAGAAATCATTTTCGCTGAGCATAGGGTTTGGCTTCTTCAATAGTTCCAATACGGGATGCTCTTCAATCTCATGATCTTTACCATCCACGGTCTTACGATATAATTTCCAGGGGATACCCGCTACGGCATTGGATATCATGTTCACACAACGGTTCACAATAGGGTTACTCATATAGCCGAGCCACGAGTACATATCGTACTTCCACGGGTTATTAACTCCAGATCCAAAAGGACCCCAGCTATTCATTGTGGATAGTAAAAAGGTGTATGGCCCTCCTGCTCCTTGGCCATAACCACCCCAGCCCCATGTCTTCTTGAGGTAATCTTTTATTTTAGTGAACATTATACTACCGCCTCGACTACCCCTAGTGCGATGAGCTCGGTAGCAAGATATGCGTCTAAATATCCGTAGCACACGCCAAGGGAGCTATTTGGCTCAAAGTTAACGGTGATATTATATAAAGTAGTCGATACCGTACCCACAAATACAAATGGCTTTAAAAATTTAACTTGTGTATACAAGAGTAATCACCTACTTTTCTTGTGCTGCTTGCTGCGCTGCATGACACTGATCAACTTTTGCGTTTATGTCTTTCACCTGTGCTTCAATATTTTGGACAGCTGTAATGAGTTGTTGAAACAATTCTTTATAGTTATCGAACATATGATCATCTCCTACTTTTTTAATTGATCAATCTTCTTCGCCAATGATTTATGGGAGCCAATGATTCCAGCTAGTGCACCCAACACGGTGATGACTGTTTGGATCACGCTACCCCAATCGATATTTTGCATGTACGTCACCTCCTTTACATGAAAAAAGCACCCCTGCTGGGATGCTCAACTCTTTCGATTTTGAATGATTCCTAAAATAGAAAACCATTCATGAAGTTATTCGTTTATGTAAATAGTTGTAATCAAATGTAGTATGATTGCTATTCATCGTGGTGTAGAGTAATATTCGTGATTCCTATAATAAATTTGGATGCATCTGTAATTAGGATTGTAGTCCTAATTACACACTAAAATGGCTTAGAATCAACGTTTTTGGAAATCGCTACGGTAAAGTAATATTTATTTTGTAACCCGAACGTCCGATCACCCCTAGCAGAAGCAACTTTTTAAGACTGCGAGCGGGAATTCTCCCTATTTCAATGAGGAGATGAAAGCGAGCTTGTAGTGTAGAAAGAGCAAATGCTATACTCATATTAGAAGTGCGAAAACACTCCAAAAACTATAATCGGGCGCGGTGCGCGCCTTCGTGGAGAATGCGACGTTGGTCGGTTCAATGAAACGAGAAGCTCGCCATTTCAATGGAGAGTAGTTCACAAAGATCCAAGTATACCGTAAAGACTACAATGTAAATCCCCAGATCAAGGGTGTTATCCCCACAAAGATTAGGGATAACACAGTATTGCATAGACAGGTATTAGAAGAGGTAAAAGCGTTCTGTAAGTCTCAAGGCATAAATGTTATGGATACACAAATTCCGCACTCAGTTAAATACGCTGAATTTGTTGCAAGGGCAAAGAAGCCTATTGTTTGGGCGGATGATCCAGAGAGCAAACAATCTAGCGTGTACTGGAATTTAGTGAACTACTCTTTTTCAATAATGAATTCAACTTTCCATCTTCCAGACTCTTCAATCTGAACCCATGATACTCCCTCGATATTTCCATCTATTTCATGTTGTAACCTGGTCAGCTTAATATCTTTTACCCGGGGACTAATTTCTTTTATTTTCTTCACAACATCTTTAACTTCCATTATCCCAACCACCTTATTTGAGGATTACTTCTATGCTTAGCTCCCCATGCAGCAAGAGCCAGCGCAATTACACAATCAT